AGCGGAACTGTGAATCTGCTTAAACTTGCGATTGCCATTATATTGCTCCTTGTTCCTTATATTTACCTATTATAGTCCAGCTTGAATATCGCCAGTATTCTTCAAGCGTAGAGGAATATAAATGAATTCCACTGCCTTAACTGGTTCAATCGCAATATCTAGCCATAGTTCTGAACGATCAATTCTAGTTGGTGTGTTGTTAGATTCATCACAAACAACCAGGAAGTCGTACAATGCTCTTTGTCCTACTAACTCTAATAGGAAACTTTCTGTAGCTTGTTTAACTTCGTTACGAGTAATTCTATCGTTAGGTTCAAACAAGAACGGTTTGACTAACAATGACAATTGTCTACGCAAGTAAGCAACTAAACGAGCTACATTAATACGATCCAATGCACTAGCGTTTCTTGCACGAGTGTACTGGCCCATGTTAACAATACCAGCACCTGGCAATGTTGCTAATGGGTTAATCTTAACACCTGCCATAACATCACGAAGATTTTGTGGCAGAGCTGCTGTTCTAAATTCGCCTTCGGCATCTAGATATCCAACTGATGTAGCGTTGTCAATTCCACCGCGTCTTGTACCGGCAGGAGCGAACCATTGGAAGCTCTTCTGGTCACTGATTGCAATTGTGCGTAGCATCATGTGGCTTGGCGGAACAACAATATAGTTTCCTAAGTTGTCGTTTGTGTATCCGCTTGGGTAGAACATAGCCATGTATTCATCATAACTAACTCCGCCTTGTTCTCCGTTATCAAACGCAAGAGCAGTGTTGTTACCCCAGTTGCTTAGAGCAGTACCGGTAGGTGCCAATCTGAACGGAGTGTCACCGACTACGAACGCAGTTTGTCCACGATCAACGTTAAATGCAATCATGTTTTGGATTGCTTCGGGGTAACCCGGGCAAGCAATTAGGTTGAAAATAACTGTATCGGTATCGCGAATAGCTTGGTTAGTGTCAATGATTGATTTCAATCCTTCTACAACGAAACCACGCTGTGCATGGCGGCCAAAGCTACCTTGTCCGTTTTCTGCGTTAGGACTAACTGTGATCCAACGATTGGCAACATATGGAGTAGAACCGTTAGATCCGTCCATTAGTTCGTCGTTATAACGAATGTTTCTACCTTCGTTTGCATTAACATTAATGTGGTTAACAACATATTTCTTAACATTGAAACCGGAACGGCGTAGATTCCATAACTTCATACCGCGTGGGTAAAGTGCTGGATCTGGTGCGTCGGGGTCAACATAGTCGCTAGACAATAGATCAACAATGCTTGCAGCGTCTTCAGTCGTGCCACTTGCTGCCCAACGAGCATCAGCAAACAACCAGCCATCTGGCGTAGTTTGGTCAGTAGTATCTTGTAGAATCCACTTACCGTCTAATCTAACAAATACATCTTTACCGTAGTTGTCAATATCTGCTGTAGAAATCCAGAGATCGTAGTCAACTAGCGGATCGCCATTGCTCTGAGTTGTAGGAGCAATGCTTGCGATCTGAGGACCGTTAGGATCAGTTTCCGGATATACATTTCTATAACCTTTCCATGTAGTACCGTTATGGACCATGATGTCTACTTCACCAGCTACAGAGCTATACCATAACTGCCCATCTGCAGGTAATGTAATAGGTGTTTGATCTTTTGATTCAAACACTAAAGGCTTCCAGTTGGATGCAATGTATGTAATTGTTCTAACATCATTTGCTGCCTTGGCGTATAGGTTTCTTGTACCGGATTCTACACCATCGACACTTCTAGTCCATCCGCTGAATCCTAAATAATCAGCTAGAGGTGTACCAGTACCATCATTGAATAAAATTTCTCCGCCGCGGCTATGTTGGATAGTAACACTAGTAGCATTACCGCTACCGTCGAAAGTTGCAGCACTAGCAGTAACATACGACATATTCAATGCGTTAATACGCTGAATAACTGTGTCCATAGTGTCACCTGCTTCTAAAGTGATTGTTCTAGTAGCACCATAGTTAGCAACACCGTTGGTCATTGTTTCTAGACCTTCGGCGATCGTAAATGTTCCGCCAGTACCGGAAGTAACTGCAACAGTCTTAACTACTGAAGTAACTTTAGTAGCACCTGTTGCATTTCTTCTCCAGATCTTAAATCCAGCTAATTGAGGGTAACTTGTTGAACCATCAACAGAACCGTTACCTCTAAGTGCATTTTGTTGAACAAATACTTGGCCGACAGGAATATCACCTGTTGAATTAATTGTGTTAATCGCAGTTTGAGCATCTTCAGTAATAGTAACTGACTGTAAGCTAAATGCATTAGCAGAGCTGCTGTATAATTTTAAATACCAATCAGCTCCAGCGTTAGGAACTGTAGTCTTAACATAAACAGATCCTGTGGCGTTATCAGTAAAGTTAGGATACTTGGTGTGAGGTCCTTGGAAAAGAGCAGGGCCTTGATAAACACCCGCTTCTAGACCAGCAGCAATTAGCATGTCATCTAATCCAGTACCTTCAGCAATTTCAATCTTGCCGTCTGCGTTCTCGCCGTCAGAAGCAGCAAGAGCATCAGCATACAGTTCTAAATAACCACCTGCGTTGACTTTAGCACCGACACCTTTAGTGCGCATTGCGCCGTTAATGCTAGTCGCTAGTGCAGTAACAGTAGCACCGCTTAATGTAACTGTTTCGCCGTTAATAACAAGGGTGTTACCATTATAGGCAGTTAGATCGGGGCTTGAAGCTGTACCGGTAACAGTTGCCCAGCTAGTTGCCCATGAAGAACTTACAAAAGTTCCTGTAGCATTGAAATTACTTTCAACATTAGAACCGACTGGAACCCACTGGCTGTCGGAATTTTTATACCAAATATTAATAGCATTTTGACTAGTAGCAACAACTACATACTGACCGTTTGAACCGAAACTGGCTTTAGGTGTAACACCTAAGCTGCTAACTGTTGTGGTTTTATAGTTGTCGTTGTTAATAACTAGAGGAGTTTTTGCGGTAAACTGAGCATTAACTTTGTTCCACTCAAAAATACCCCACTTGGTATTTGATGTGTCTAACCAGTATGTACCGTTAACAGGATTACCAACAGGCTCAGAACTTGCTGCTGTTAGTTGACTTAGGTCCATGTCAGCACGAGCGATATAAGCGCGGGAAGTTACGCCAAGCATTGAGTAAGCAGCTTGAAGACCGTATTCGTTTAGCTCGCCACCGTGTACTGGATTACCAGATGCGTCTTGATAAAACAACGGAGTACCAAATGTATCGGTTAGATCGCGTTGACTTGTGATTAGGTATACTTTACCAGCATTGGCAGGATCAGTTCCTACTGCCAAACCAGTTCCGCTTGCGTTCTGCTTGTTTGCAGCAGTCGCAACAAAAATTAGGGGTACGGTAGCAGGAGCGGCTGGGAGATAAAAACTCTCGTCAATTACGCTTACTTCTACGCCGGGTGAATTTAGTGCCATTGTGTATTCTCCTTAATGGATTACTTTGATGTATTTAGTGGCAATGGCTTAAAAATACCCTGTTAAATACGATATAAAAGGGCAGAAAAAGGGCGGTGTATGAGAGATCTCTGTAAAAAATGTCGAAGAAAGCCGGTTGCCATTAACTATTACAAGGATGGTCGAGTATTTTATAGATCAGTGTGCGATCACTGTTCTAAACATTATAAAGATTCTCGACCGAATTGGCTTACATCAGGGTATCAGAAAAAAACCACATGTGATAAATGTGGCTTTAAAGGAGTTGACGAAGAGCAATTTGATGTCTACCATGCAGACGGTGATCTAACAAATTGTAGATATAGTAATCTCAAAACTGTTTGTGCTAATTGCCAACGAGTACTACATAAATTTAAATTACCGTGGAGGCAAGGGGATTTATCACCCGACTTCTAATTCAAAAACTTTACCTAGATCTTCTAAACTCATGTACAATTGGCTGATCAATCCGTTGTTATCAACAATACCGTCAAACTCCGATCCTACCCATGCAGTTTCTGAAGTATGTACACCTAATTGTTCTAGTTCCTTAATAGCAGACCCATTACCTTGATTAGCCTGTTTAGCGGTCCAGTACCAATCAGGTAACTGTCCACGCTGAACCCAGTATATTTTACCACCTTGTCTACGGATAGCAGCAATTTCGTTAGGAAAACGACAATCGCTAATTACTATGTTGTCTTTCGAACTACGCAGTTTATTTTCAAGGCTTGCAATCCAAATATCATCATGGAAGCCTTTGCGGCAAACCTCTGTGCCCCAGTACTGTAGAATCCAACGGGGAGTTAAGTTGGGCAGGTCTAATCGTTCTGCCCACCAAGGGTCTACTTGCTCTCGCCATTCGCGGGCTTCTTTTGTACGCCCTTCTAGTAGAGTTCGATCCCATCCAAATACCGCAGCTACCGCATCTTTTAGCGTGCCGGCGAAACTTTCTCTTCGATATCCGTGAAAATTTACAAGATAGTCTGCGGCTGTATCTTTTCCGCTACCAATAAAACCCACAAATCCGATGATCATACTATCTCCAGTTAACGGTTTTATTATACAGCGGATTTACTTATAAGTCAAATAATTTTGGGCAATTACAACTGGCGCAAGAGATGCAACAATTAAAGGCAAATAGAGAGGAAAAAACCAGAAATAACATTATCCAATAACGAAAGTTAAGGGTTGCTGATTATCTTTATTATTGATTAATTCTAGCTCTAGCTGCTCTAGTTCTGCTTTGCCCTCAGCTTTTAGTGCTGTGCCGTTGAGACTAGTACCGCCTTGTGGGCTAGCAATAGTTTGAAACTTTTCCCTAGCTTCACCTAACATAACTTTGCAGGTTGCTAATGCATAATCTCTTAACCAGAAACCTGCCCATGTGTCTTGAAACAGTATAAAATCTGGTTTTNGTATTATACATCCATAACAATACATGCTCTTCACCGCGGGGACGCTGTGTAATTCTTAGGCGTTTAGAAGTTGGGTTCCAATCGAAGTTAATGTAGCTACCAAACATTTTTCCTACTTCTTTCTGGTAACTGGCAAACATATGGTAGGTTGCAATGCCACCCATATTAGAACTAGCTAACAAATAGGTGTTTGTATAGGCTAAGTTAAACGGCTCGAATAGTGTACCGCCATCTCCGCCACCGGTTCTCGAACCGATACTGCGTCTAAAGACTTGACGAACCTGCATAACTTCAGGCGCTAGAGTATAGTCGTTAACATCTGTTTTTAGGGTTAAAAATCCGAAACTTTCTTCTACGGAATTTTGACTTCTTGATCTGTATCTTAACAAGGCACGCTCTATAGCAATATTATAATGCTTAGGATCAAGCTCAACATCAACCATTCCGTCACCGAGCATGGTACGGATATAATCCACAACTTTGTCTTTTTCGGTTTCAAGTTCGTTCATAGCATTATTTATCTAATAAATACTAGACTATGCCAAGACTATCACTTTACAAACCACAGAAAGGTAACGATTTTCGTTTCCTAGACCGCGTTATTGACGAGCAGTTTCAAATTGGCGGTACTGAAGTGTTTGTACACAAGTATACAGGCACCGTTGACCCAATTGATGGCGAAGCTACTCCCTCAACCCCAGTAAACACAAATCCTATCCCTGAGCTAGGAATTCAAGATTTAATCTTTCTAGAAAATAGAGATAGGAAATACGAAAAGGATGTCTATATTTTGCGCGGAATTTATACTATGCAAGATATTGACTTTAACTTAAGTCAGTTTGGGTTTTTCCTAACTAATGACAATATAATGATTACCTTCCATCTTCGTGCCCTAATGGACATGTTAGGCAGAAAACTAATGCCCGGGGATGTACTAGAATTACCGCATCTAAGAGACGAGTATGCATTATCAGATTCTCAAACTGCTCTTAGAAAATATTATGTAATAACAGATGTTGCAAGACCTGCAACAGGATATAGTCAAACTTGGTATCCACATTTACTAAGAGCTAAGTGTGAGCCGTTAACTGCTAGTCAAGAGTTTAGAGATATTTTCGACAATATGGATACTGTCGGTGACGGCACTGGTATGGGTGGTGCAGGAAGCGGTGATCCAGGAAATCAGGCAGGCGATATGGGCGGATTTAACGATCAGTACAATACAAACATTGAAATTAACAATCAAATTATTGCGCAAGCTGAAGCCGATTCTCCTTTCAACGGTTACGATACGCAGGGCCTCTACATATTACCCACTAGTGGTGATCGCACACTTGCCGACATAGCAGATGCTTCGATATCTGAAGTTGATGCTAGTTCTGATTACCACGGTATGGATGCTAGTAGTATTTTCGTGTCTCCAGAAAAAGATGTTTATGTATCATATCAGCAGGGCGACGGAGTGCCGCCTAACGGTGCACCTTATACCTTTGGCATTGATTTTCCGTTAACTGCCGCTAAAGGGTCGTATCATTTGCGGACAGATTATTTGCCTAACAGATTGTTTAGATACAATGGATCTAAATGGATTTATGTAGAAACTGATGTGAGAGTTACATTGACTAACAAACCAGTAGACGGATTGCCTGCTCCACGAGGAATGACTAGACATAACTTAATCGGTGAGTTTATTAACAATAATAATACTGCAACGATTGCCGGAAATGTAGTCGAAGAACGACAGTCATTAAGTAAAGCGTTGAAAAGAAAACAAAGACCCCAAGCAGACTTATAAGGATTTAAACCTTGGAACATTTCTATGACGGCCAAATACGCCGATATCTAACACAGTTTATGAGATTAATGAGTAACTTCTGCTACAAAGACGGAAGGGGTAACATTATTCAAGTGCCTGTTCGTTACGGTGATATGACTAAACAGGTTGCTAGTATTATTAATCAAAACTCGGAGAATAATCTTAATTCTGTTCCGATGATTGCCTGCTATATTAAGACCTTTGATATCGCTAGAGACAGAATTCAAGACCCGACATATATCAGCAAGATGCATATTAGAGAGCGTCAATGGAGTTATGTTGACGAGAATCCTAACAGCCCCACTTACGGACAAACTATAGAAGAATACGGCACAACACAAGGTGAAAACTATACTGTCGAACGCCTAATGCCCACACCGTTTAATGTGACTTTTGTTGCAGACATATGGTCAGCTAATACAGATCAAAAATTACAAATACTAGAACAAATAGTAGTGTTGTTTAGGCCTTCAATGGAAATACAAACTACTAATAACTATATTGACTGGACAAGTTTAAGTCTAGTAGAGTTAAAAAATGTCAATTTTACTAGTAGAACTGTTGGTCAGGCCGACAATCAAATAGATATTGCCACCTTAACTTTTGATTGCCCGATATGGATCAGCCCTCCTGCTAAGGTTAAGAAACTAGGAATTATTACTAAAATTATCGCTAATATTTTTAGCGAACCTACAGGAACTATCGGTGACGGGCAGTTAGCATTTAATCAGCCTGTAGCTAATGTAGTCGTAACCCCCGGAAACTTTTCTCTATTATTAAACAATAATACAGCACAGCTAATGGCAGCAGGTGAAAATCTTGTTGTTAGTGATTTGGATCAAATTCCTGTTAAAGGCGGAGTTAAGATTAATTGGCATAGATTGTTAGAGATGTATCCTGGAAAATTTAGAGCAGGGCTGAGCCGTATAGAAATTAAAAAACCAGACGGCGGAACAATTGTAGGATACCTAAGTCTAAGTCCTATAAACGAAAGTGATATTGATGTTATGAATATCACATTCGATGGTGAAACTTTACTTAATACCGATATTCCCGATTTAACTAATACTCATATTCGTGGAACAATTAACGCAATTGTAAATCCGCAAACTTTTAATCCCGGTACACCTGGCATCGATACTCGATACTTAATATTAGAAGATATCAATTCTAATACAGACTTTGATAACTACGACGGACCAGACGCTTGGAAAAATTCCGATAATACTGAATTTGTTGCCAAAGCTAATGACATCATCCAATGGGACGGAGCTAAGTGGAACATCGTTTTCAATTCTTCGGCAGAAACTAATCTTACATACATAACTAATTCATACACAGGGATTCAATACAAATGGGACGGCGAACAGTGGTCTAAAAGTATTGACGGAATGTACTATCCCGGTGAGTGGCGATTAGTTTTATGATAAAAAGACTTGAGAATATAGTTTGTAGCGGTGGTTTATTTTTAGCTAAAGATACGAAAAGATTTTTGTTCTTACTTCGTAGTCAGGGCCGTACGGCAGGTACCTGGGGAATAGTTGGAGGTAAAAAAGAGCCAGATGATTCGACTCCTTATGCTGCACTGCAACGAGAAATTCAAGAAGAAATTGGTAGTACTCCCGAAATAAAGAAAACTGTACCTTTAGAATTGTTTATCAGCGAAGATCAACATTTTCACTTTAATACATATCTATTGTTAGTTGATCATGAATTTATTCCCACACTTAATTACGAACATGTAGGTTATGCTTGGTGTGATATTAATCAATGGCCGAAACCTTTACATCAAGGTGTGAAAAGAAGTCTGTCAAATAAGACAAATAAAACTAAAATTGAGTTATTACTAGATTTAATCTAAGTTACCAAGGCTTATCTAAAATATTAGTTTGCGGGTTGGCTTGATTGTCGATTTGCAAAGCAATTACGCCTTTTAGCGCATCTACTTGCTCTTCACCTAATGATTCTTCCACCCATTTTTGTACCTCTTTCTGAGTCAGCAATCTAAAAGGAGTATAAGTCAACGGATCGGGTTCAGGAACTCCGACATTTCCGAACAATTGGCTACCGTGCCCTTGATTGTCGGTTCCGGATAAAATATATTCTACATTATAAACTACATCCTTCATGCCTTTTAGCTCTGGATGTGCTTTAAATCGAGGAAATTCCCAAGTATAAGTAATCATAATTTTATTTATCTCCACGGTGGACCTTCGTACCATCCTGCTAAACTGTATCTTTTACCATCCGTTACAGGAGTAACTTCGTGAAAAATGATACTAGGAAAAATACAAACTGTTCCTTGAGTACGCATATTTTCTGGATTAGGAAATACACCTATATCGCTAAATTTTAGATCACCACCTGTGTAATCAGATGGATTCGAAAGCTGCACGGTAACACTAAGTTTTCTATGTGTAGATATAGGCGACACTAAAAATGTATCTTGATGTCTTGCATAAAATCCACGATCTTCACTGTTGTATTCAGCAAACTGTATAGCAGGTAGATATTTGTAATCTACACCGAACCATTGTCGATTTGCCTGTGCAACTAGTTTATCGATTTCAGTAAACAGGTATATCCATTCAGGAGTTCGGGTAATTGCTCTTATTAAGCTTCTTCTAACAGATTCTTTTACATTAATACTAGAAGACCCTATAGTTCCTAGTTGGTTAGGAATCAATAGGGCCTGTTGAATTATTTTATTACATTCAGAAGGAGAAAAGTGCTGCTTATAATAAGCCCATTCCCCTCTCATACTTACTCAGTCGCTGGTTTAGTATCCGGAGTCGGTGCTTCGGCTGAAGGAGCCTCTGGTACAGTAGGAGATACAATTTTACCGGTTTCGTCAAATATAGCAGATCTAACTTCCGGAACTAATCCTGCTTCGATTGCAGTTACTGCCACTGACTGCTTGACCCATCCAATAACATCGGATTCTGTGACTTCTTCAATGGGCTTAAAACTAGGGCCAATATTAGCAACATTTAAATCGATAACGCCTATTTGGCTTTTTTCTTCGCCCGAGTCTGTTTTAGCAGTACATTTCCATACGACCCGATAGATTACGCCTTCGTAACCATCTTTACTCGGAATAATATCCATGTTATCTACTTTCCAGGTGTATGTTGTAGCCATATAACTCTCCACTATTTAGACTTGTATTTAGCCTTCGCTACCAGGTCCCATAGCTCCGCTACCTGAGCCGCCCTGCTGTTGTTGAATTTGTGGTGCAACTTGTTGGCGAATTGAGTCTACTGTCATAAACGCCTGTTCGTAAGGTAGCTTTCCTAACCCGCCCATAACGGTATTAAGTTCGTTCATGTCTAAAGATATTGTAATTTTTTGATCTGGATTCATATAAATCTCCGTATAATGTAGTTATTTATGTGTGTACTTAACTGTTGATTAAATTATGGGTTAGGCGGAGACATAGCAGGGGCAGTCATTGGAGTAGGCTTATCTGGTGCCCAGGGCAGGTTAACATCTTTAATTTGAGTTCTCTGTATGTTTTCGGCGATAACTTTATCAACATGCTCTGCATAAGAGCCGACAACAACGGCCTGTATCCACCCTAACACAATCTCTTCGGTCAGTTGATCAAATGGTACTAACGATGTAGGATCCATTGTATCTGTATCGAACGGAGTAGCTCCCTGAAATGTACCGGAATTTCCATTTTCGTCGGTTCCGGTTTTTTCCCAATAAGTTTGTACAACGAAATCAGTTGCACTGTCTACATCAACAGTTCTCATTCCTTTGACTTTCCATGTATATGTCATTGCCATTTTGAATTCCTTAAAATTTAGTATTATTTATATTTTTTAACGAAGTCAAATATTTTCTACTTTTATTACTTTAGATCTCTCATATACAACCTGGTCGTTAACAATTTTCTTCTCGCTAACAACTTTAATTGGAAATGCTTTTTTCTTCGGAGGATCTTCGGTGTGCCAAAGAGCTATTCCCCAAATATCCCTCCGTTCCGGGGGTAGAAAATCAGCATCTATATAAACCGGCATGTATCCAGTAACTTGCTTAAATGCTAACGCAAAGAAAACAATATTATCGGAGTAGGAATTAGCACAAGATGTATACCAGTGCTCACCTTGCAGATACATACATGAACCTTGACACAATTGAACAACCGGGCATTCTGAACAATGGGGACGATTACGCCAGTGTGTAGCTGTTTTAATTTCTACAGCATCGATATCTGTTATATTTCCTGCTTTATGACTTTCCCCGTTCATCGCTGTTTCTACTGAACTGACATTTTGACAAGTTATAACATCGCCCCTTAAGTCTACAGCAATAGTATCTTCTTTATCCATACCGCACTTTTGACCGATAAACTTTGCATTAGATTGGTTTAACATATTAAACACAAAATAGTTAACTTTTTGAACTATTCCACCAAACCCGATAAATCCCTCGTTGTCGTGAATATCTGCAAATGCTTTTTTTCTAAACTCAAAATGTTCTTTCTTAGTTGTTAAGGATAGTTCAAGACCGCCTTCGTCGTAAGCATCTACTAACGAACCTTCACCTAATCCAACTTCAGGATCGCCAGTAAGGTCGATAAACCAGTTATGTATTTCTTTTCTACTGATATTTTGTGCATTTAACATACAGTTGAAACTGATACGACCCTCAGGTTGCATTAATTTATAAAAATCTAAAATAATTTTTTTCTGTTCCGGATCATCAAACGGATCGGGTCCTCTAACATGCTGCCCGGGTCCGTCGTGACTCATGCCAATGCTAAATCCTTGATCGTATAGCCATTGACATTTTTCTGGTGTAAACAACGAACCGTTAGTAATCATAGAATACCGGGGTTTTTTTGTCCAGTCTTTAAATTTTTCGTTTAACGCTTCAACTAAGGGAACAATTGTTTTCCAATAAACCATTGGTTCTCCGCCCCAAAATTCTATTTTTAATCCAGCTTCCTCACTAAACTCAAAATTTTCTAATTTTTCCATAAACCCTTCAACATCTTTTCTATTTGTTTCTTCGGGTCTATCAACAAATCGCTGAGAGCAGTATTCGCAACTGTAGTTGCACGAAAGGCCTAATTGAATTTTAAGTATCGTCGGAGTTTTTGATTTTTTTAAAGGAACATCTTTAGAGAAGGGCACAACTTCCTTTATTTGAAAATCGTTGACATCTGCTTTAATTGTGCCAACTTTTAATGCCCCCGAGTTTTCGGGACGATCTCGTTTTATTTCAACATAGCCTTGATTGTCTCCGACAACTGGGGGAGATTCTGTCATTGGTACATTGTCAGGTAATTTATAGACGAACCCTTTTTCATCTGATAAGGTATTCGTTTCATTGTCGTAAAGGAACCATTTTTTATCATCGTCACTTTTACCGGCGTGAATTCTAAATATCATATTGCTTCCTTTTTAAAGATTAAATTATTTTTAACTAGGTCTAACGGATGGATTTTTCCGAAATACTTGTTCAAGTACCAAACATCCTCATCAGAATTATAATTGACCCACGGACATAAACCAATGACTAGATGCGTTCTTTTAAAATAGCTGAGTTTATTTACATAGACTCTATGGTTAACATCTGAATTAATGGCATAAATGTCTCCGGGATTTGTAAATATAGGTTCACTGCCCTCGTATTGAAGTCCAAAATTTCCGTTATTTGAAAGGCAAACATTAATTCTAATCATTTCAAATACCGGGTCGTCTTTGTGCATACCACCATTTGGCGTGTTTGTAGGATAGCAACATCCGCCGTCTATTGTTCTTGCAGTGACTCTTACCACGGGCAACGAAAATGAGTTTAATAGTGTTAACAATGCAGGACATTGTTCAAGTTCTGGCAAAAATTTTCTAAATCCGTAACTATCAAGATAATCATGTTTCAGCGATTGGGGTTGATCTATCTGAGGTTTGTCAAAATAATCGTACTTAGAATACCTGCGATATCGAGGATGTCCGAAACTTCCAAACTTCCATTCTTGGGGATCTGTGTCTGGATTATAACTTAAACTTAAACCAAACAACTCTCGAGAATCTTGGCTTCTCCAAAATACTTTGCCGACCTTATTGTAGAGAAAGTTAACTTCAGTTAAAATATCAGAATGGTTGGAAATTGTTTTTATAAACAGATCTTTAGGATTAAAATCTAAATGGTTTACAGAGTTAACAGCATCAGTCCAGTTAACTTGAGATTTAATGAATTCAATAACTGTTTTCGTATCAGGGCAATCCTTATGCCGGAACATTAACACTGATGACATTGGTTCTTAATTTAAATCCTAAATTTACAGTCATTTGATCGGCGGGCAATAAATCTAACCTCCTAAAGGTAAATTCAACTTTTCCACTTGAATCAGTTGCTAATTGTTTAATAGCAATATACCCAGAATCTGACTGAGCCCGGATATCTACTCCACTCTTAGTAAGAGGCTGACCATTAAAAGTTAATTGTACTAGGCATTTAATGGTTTCATTCTCTTGCGGAGTTAAAGACACTACCTGTAAATTAGGTAATACCTGATTAGCAACTCCAATAAATCCTTCTTCTGAATTTGGAACTAGTTGTTCTACAACATCAAAGTCCCCTACTGGGGATAAAGCTGTGATACTGTTTAATCTTACTGCCCAATCGGAGATAGGAGAGTCCCTAAAAGGAATATATATTTGCCCAACTGTAGGATATGCTAGTACTCGAACAAATAAACCACCGGGGGCGTTTGTATAATACGATTCTGCATATTTGTTAACTAACCGTATACCTTCCGGAGTTGCAACCATGTATATATTCATACTGTCGGTCTTTTCTCTGTCGGTCGCTGGAAATTGCTCTAAAAAATTTTCTTCTGTAAACACAAGACCGTACATTTGTCCCTTTGTTCCAGTAAATAGAAAATTATAGACATCATCACTTTTTTGAGCGTGTGCTAAGTAGGGAAATGTTGCATCAATCGTTTGAAAAAGTTTCATATATGTCTCAAATATTAATTTTATTAGTTACGCATTACCGCAAGCACAAAAACAATTACAATTATAAGTAGCAAGGTTAGCAATACACTGATACTGACAAGCACAATTACAATTATATTGTAACCAAGGACGACCGTCACAATTACCGCAATTCACGCATTGAGTTCCGAAGCATTGTAGACATTGAAATTCTCCGCAATTGCCTCGACAGTTACAATTACCGTTATAGCAGTTTGCAGAACTATTATTTTTTTGATACCACTCTCTATTTCGAAAGGAATTCATGTCTGCAACACCGTCTTTGGTGTTCGATCTAAAAAATCCCATATCTACTTGCCAAGAATATCCGCGACCCATTGTGGCGTTAATATCTCCAAACGACGCGGTACCTCCAGGAACTGCCATATTTTATATCCTTAATTGCTGATATTTATTAATCAACAAATGCGCTACTATTATTCTAGGCGGCGCATTTGCTCTTCTAATGCTTCAAGCCTCTGCATCAATACTTCGTTGAATGATTTCATTTCTTTTAATTGAGATGCCTGATCCTCGTTTTCTTCCATTAGTCCCTTGCATGCCGCAACCAATACTGGAATTAGTTTTTCCTGTTTAACGGTTAAGTAAGGATCATCTGGGTCATAATTGATCCCATCTTTAGGTATTAACTCGTCACCTCGTTTTTCTTTATACTGGGTTAGTTGTACGGTCACAGCTTGAGGTAACACTTTCTTAACTTCTTGGGCAATTAGACCAATTTGCACACCGTCTTCGATTACAGGAGCATCCATAACTTTTTTACCAATTTCGTTCCATTCGTACCAATAACCGTCTATACCGTTAAGTATTTCTTTCCAGGTATCGATCTTCTTAATATTAGTCTTAAGTCTCTCATCCGACCAGTAAGCAACAATGTTACCGTTACAGTAGATGTTACCGTACCCTTCGAAAATCCAACGAGTAGCGTCATCATGTGTTCTAAAGTTATGTGACCAACCGAAGTTACCGCCTTTATAGATTGTATCACTACCCCATGCATAATAAATTCGTTGCCACCCTTCTTCTGAAATATGCCAACGGTTTGCACCAAAGTTTATATATTGTAATTTACTGTATCCGTTAGGATTGCAATACCAACCAGTATTCGTCCTGATCAATNNAAAATCGAGGCACGCATGTCATTAGTCCAAGTAACTCCGTCGTTGTTGGTACGAATGATCCAACCGCCTTGGCCACTTAAGAAGCCTACTAAATTACTGTTGGCATGAATATACTTGATACCGTTAGGAGATTCATCATCTTCCATTGTAAGGTAAGATGCGGTGTTAGTGCCTACACGAAGTCCGGCAAATTCAGAAGTTGAATTTGGATCGCAATAATACCCGGTGTCGTTGTAATCGTAGTAAATTGTGGCACGCATCTGATTAGAAACAGCAGTTGCATAAGTCCAATATAACCAACCACTTCCACCATATGACGGTGACTCGAACTGCATGTTACCGTTTGCAGTTTGTATTCGCACACCGTAATATCCACCTAGCTGAACGGCTGTACTACCGAAGGGTCCGCCTACATTGGATCTACCAAGCCCGTACCAGGGCGAGTTGTTAACTTGATCGTATGGACTAGCGTTACTGACGCTATATCGATCGGCCTGAATAGCGACCATATTTGAGGTTGAGTCTGGATTCGTATAGTATCCGGTATTGTTTGCGTCATAATATATTGTAGCGTAAAAATCGTTGGAATTTTCATTGACACTATACATGGCTAACTTCTTCCATGCACTGCCGCTTGCCCAATAATTCCTATACCATAAGCCAGCAATAGGACCGCCTGCTAGTTGCCAACCGTAACCGCTGTTTGCTGCACTTACATAATGGAAGGCTTGAACACCGACCCAATGACTTGACCCGGCTGGTTGGTTAGCAGGGTTAGTCCATGTATCAAAGAATCCTGAACCCCATGTCATAACTGTGTTAAGGTCGGTAGTTCCCCAACCCATACTACCGGTCCAGTAGTTGGTATCGCTGGTGTAGTCTGCACGATCTAATTGATACTTGGCAGTTAAGCCTAGT